CACAAGAGTCGTATCTATTATTCTGGATACGGTTATTCTAAACGCAGGTGTGAGAGTGTTACCTCTTGGTTTATGAGCAAATTCTTACCACGCCACCATATTGATGTTACTGTCAATCATCGTGGTATGATAAGAGAAGATGCACTTGGTTATTGTGATTGGATAGGCACTTCACATAACCCTAGAGACTTTGAGATTGAGTTACAATCCAATATGGATGAGAAAACTTATATCCAAACTCTATTGCATGAATTGGTTCATTTACGCCAATGGGTAAAGGGAACCTTGAAGATGAAGAGTGGTAAGTTTCATTGGAAGGGTGATAACATATCTGAAATAGAATATTTGAAGCAACCGCATGAAATAGAGGCATTTTCAGAGGAAAAAACACTATATAATCAGTATGCGTTTGATAAATGGGGCGTTTGGTTAGATAATACTTATTTTAACAATACACTACCACGTCATCTTCTTTAAAATGCAATTACTTCACATCGAACATCCTGAAGATTCTATCCTAACAGGTGACCTATCTGTATTAGATTGGTTCATTGAATCTGATAGTAAAATATCACTCAAAATTGATGGATCACCTTCAATAGTATGGGGAACTAACCCTGAAACTGGTAATTTCTTTGTAGGTACTAAAAGTGTATTCAATAAGGTAAGGAAAAAGATAAATGAGTCGATTGATGATATTATATTAAATCATCCTAATGAGGAATTGCAAAAGATATTAATAAGTTGTTTTGAGAATCTACCTAGAACTCTTACCATTTATCAAGGTGATTTTATAGGATTTGGTGGTGATGATTACTATCAACCTAATACTATAGGTTACTTGTTTCCCCATAAGATAGATCATAATATTATCATTGCACCCCATACAACCTATGATGTAGTAGGGAATACATTGCGTGACACTGTTGCAAGACCATTAGATAATACATTATTCAGTGATTATGATGGTGTTTTATTTGTTCAATGTGATGCACAGGGTGACTTTGCAAATGAAATTAGAGAAAATTGTAAGTTTGCTAAACAAATGGGTAAACTACCAGTATATGTGGATAGAAATAAAGCAAATAAGATAAAACAATCTATCAATCAATGTATAAGATTGAGTAGTAGACCAATAATTATGGATGATGAGTTAGAAATTATTGCTGATGTTCATAATGTTGATATTAATCTATTGAGGTTATGGCAGTTGGTTAAATCAATTAAAGAGGATGCACTTTATATGTGTAGGCATAACGCATGGTTCACATCATACCTTGATGAAGAGATAGATGGTGAGGGATATGTAATGACCAATAAGCATGGAACATATAAGTTAGTAGATAGGGAGCAATTTAGCAGAGCGAATTTCTTACGCTACAGTGGACGTGCCAGTTAAACAACTGTCCACTCATTATGGCATGGTGGTTATTCTACCATTATAATAAGTACATCACTCAAAGAGGTTCCCATGAAAGAGACAATGTACTTGGTTACAGACATCTTTTTTGATACCACTAAGGGTGGTGAAAGAGAGTTTGATGCTGAAGAGGCATCTGACTTAACACAAGATGTTGTTGGTCTATGGTATGCTAGGGATGAGGATCATCTATGTGATAAGATCACAAAAGCATTTGGTTTCCCTATCATTAGCATAAACGCTACCACTAACACTTTACATCCACTTACTTCCTACATGTAGGACATTGTTATGCAACTTGAATTATTAAAAACAAATCCAATACTCACAGTTGATGAGTATGAGTTGATGAGTGAGGCATTGAGTGTCTATACAGGTACACTTAATGATGGTAAAGGAATTACTCTCATTAACAGACAAGCAGGTAGATTACTTGCTAAATTAGAAACTCTATTACCTGATGAGGACTAATGAACATCCGTACCAGACAGGAACTAATTGGTAACAACCTGATGGACATTGTTGATGATTACCCTGACCAATTAAGGGTAATCATTGATGAATTAGTTTCACACTTAAATCATAATCAATTAGATGAAATGGAAGATCTAATTGTAAACAATTATGGTGATGAGGATTATTCTGCTGATGATGTTGAGAAGTGTATTATAGACACTAATGGAGCGTATGCAGAGTGTGTTGATAGATTAGTCGATTCAATGGACATTACAGAATTTCAGGAACATTTAGAAGTAAAGAAATTCGTTAGGGACAACCCATGATTACTACAACAGTTTCATTCAAACCTATTACTAAAACTGTAAGGGCAGGGAAGTGGGGTAAACACATTATGTGTCCTAATTGCCGATCAATTAGTAAGGTTTATCACTTTGCATGGTCTGGTCTACAATGCCAACAATGTAAAGAATGTATAGATAAATCACTATGGTCGGTAGAGGTCAAATGAATGAACCCATAACACTTACAGTTAATTTAAGTGAGGCAATAGAAGATTTACAACTTGGTCTGACTAAAGATCAAGTTGAATTTATTGCAAAAGACATCAAACGTGGATGGGATTTTAGTCACATCTATGAAGAGATTGAAGCAAAAGTGGAGGAATCTGCTAACTATGCAAACATTACACTTGGAGATTGATGGCACTATCCAATACCAGCATTGTGCAAATTGCTGATGCACTTGTCCCTGAAGTAATTGATTACTTGAGAAGAGATGAAGAATCCAAAATACAAATATTATTAGGTGAGTTAGTGGGTGATGCTGTCTGTAGGAAATTAGGTAAAACAAATTCTGATGGTTCATGTTCGATTGATGGTCAAATTAATCGTCAACTTATTCTTACCATATTATCAAGAGTTAAGTTACATGCTGTGACAGTTGATGAAGTGTCACCTAACGACACCGTAGGTGGTTAATAACCACTATAATAAGAGAGTAATCAAGGGAATCAACCAATGGTTAATCTATCACTCACAGTAGAAGAATTGGATCTTCTAACTGATCTTTTAAATGAGTATGAGACAGAATACAACTGTTATTCTGATATAGAGTTGGTTGAACACTTACAATACAAAATTTATAAGTGTCACGATCAAGGTTATCAAAACAAACTCACAACAATCGGAGGTTAATCTGATGAGTATTTCTGAACAAATCATGACCGATATTGATTGGTTAATGGATGAGTGTGGTATGAATGATGAACAATGTGATGAGATCATTCAGGCATGTGAAGGATTAGGCGGTATCAGTGCAGAGTATTTCTGTGAAGAGTTTGTATTCGTCTGTGAAGATGATGATGGTGATGATGATGTGGATGCACTGAATCGAATACATGATGATAATTATCTAAACATAGCACACTTCAATGCACTATGGTGGTCACAATGAGTTTAAAAGAGTATCGCATCTATGCACGACGTGAAGAGTATTATTCTGTTGTCGTGGAGGCAAGTAGTGAAGCAGAGGCATGGGAACAGGTTGATGATGGAGACATGATCGACTGGGAACCATTACTTGAAGGTGGAAACTTTGAACCCTATGAATTAGTGGAGGTTGAGTAATGAAACTAACTGAATATGAGTATGACCTTGTAGTATGGTCACTTGAACAAATGTGGTTAGACTTTAATCCACAAGAAGAAGATGATGCTGCAAGTGTAATTAAAAAGTTGAGAGAAATTACTGACTTTGTGCCAGTTGAAGAACCGTCACATCGACACGTGCGTAAGGATCTGGATCTATTATAATAGGTACATCACCAAAGGAGTTCATCATGTGCAGTTCAATCGAAGAGTTCATTGATTACATCTACTCATTCTACAATGTAGTTGATGGTCTGTATCCTGTATATGGATGCACCAAAAATAAAATTGAGTATGCAATCTATGAGTATTGGAAACAGATTGAAAAGTATCCAACTGTATTGACATGGGGTTATGGAGATTCACTTGATCGTGAGAGAGTAAGAGATATAATGTTTGAGATGTTTCCTGCAATTTCTTACAAAGAGGAGGGTTAAGCGAATGAACAAGTTGAATTTCCTATCTGAAGTATTAGAAGACTTCTGCAACAAGCATGATCTACCACTTATGAGTGCGGATGATATTTTATATGCACATCAGTATGCAGAGATAGATTGTTTAACAGAGTACCAAAAGAATTGGTTATACAATTACATTGAGGTATGGGACAGGACTGAACAGAATAGTATTCATGTAGAGATCCCATCATACCAGCATGAGAATATGGTAAAACAATTAGATGATGCGATTGATGTATGTGGTAGAGCAACATCTTATGAAGATCATCCTGACCATACTAAAACATATCCTTTTGCATCAGGTTATGCCAAGTCAGCAATGAGAGAGGTTAAGGAAAGGTTGCAAAGATACGGATAATATGCTATAATTCACATAAATAAATTGATTCATTGTTTATTCTATTCGGGGGAATTTAAGAATGAAAAATGTTGCATTTAAAGACGAAGAATTTCAGATGGTTCAAGTCTTACTTCAAAACCATTTGGATGATCTTACAGAGAATGAGTTCTTTGAACATTCTGATGATACTCATCATAGCGAAACGGTATGTATGAGTGCCATTACTGCAATGAGACATCCTATTGCTGAAGAGGTCTGGGAGATACATCAAACACTTCCAAAAGATCAGCAATTAGATAGAGATTCTTTTATGAAGAAATTCTATTCTGCTTATAGTTCTGAATATTATGACATGGTGGAGTTGGTAAGTGACTGATGATGAAATTGTTCACTTCATAAGTTTATTCCAAGACTTCATGCAACGTGCAGAGGTGGAGGAATTAAATTATATCAGACGTGAGGCACATCGTCAATACCAAAAGTCTTATTACTTACATAAGGCAACAGAGTTAGGAATAACTCTTGATTATTACATTGCTGAATTTACTTAAATTAAAATGGTTTATTTTATTGGTCTAATAATGGTACTTACTGTTATTGCATTTGTTTATTATTTGGGTTTATATAATCCGCATAACTAATATGAGAATGAATCGACATACTGAACTCATTTTCGCATTAGAACATATTGCACATTTAGAGGATTATATTCAAAAGGAATCACCTCTAATACATCCATTAACTACAATTAAGATTGAGTTAGAAAAGGAACTAAAACAAAATCGGAGACGTCACAATGGCAACTAAACTTTGGAGAGTTGAGCAAAAGGGAACAATGGGGTGGGAGATCGTACATCCTAAAGCAATTAAATTGAATAAGGAAGATGCAAAGAAGTGGTTAGAATTTCAAATTAATGAGGGTGTAAATCCACAAGACTTAAGAGCAATCCCAGACATTAAATAACAATGTATGAACCTGAAGTTGGTGACTATGTAAAGTGGCATCATCCTCACGATGGTAGCATAGATGAAGGGTGGGTTTATTTTAAAGGTGACCCAGTGAATAACTCTAAAAGAAAAGCAGATGGATGGAACCCTATTAGTCAGTATATTACTATAGAGACAGGTGTTCGACCTAAACCTAACTGCGAGTATGCAAAGAACGATAAACATAGATATATTCATACGTTATTGATATGTAATCAAGATGACTGGAATCAATTAGAATATATCAAGAATAGGAGAGGTACTCACGAGGGACGGACCGCCGTTGAAAATAAGGACTCTGTAAGCATGTATAAGAGTCAAGAGAACAGATATAGTGATGTGCAATGAGTTACAATTACTTGAGAGTAGAGTTAATAATTATAGTAGTTTTGATGATATATTTCTATAAGTAAATATGCACTGATTTAATGAGACAATTAGGATAGAATAGTATATTATGAAACTGCAAGAAATCTGGAAGATATGGACATATACACTGGGTAGTTTTAATGATGAAAAGA